CCATGCCCAGACGTTGAAGCAGGAACAGGCTTTTTTCTCCGTGGCCCAGCGGCAGGCCGCTGTCGTCGTACTCATAGGCGGGCGCGTCCTGCCACTTGCCGTCTTGGCCGCGCTGGCGCTTTGTGGTTTGCCGATATGTGCCCACCTTGCAAATGTCGTGCAGCAGGGCGCAGGTTACGGCGCTGGCGTTCATGTTTTCGTCTTCAAGCTGGTGCTGCGCCAGCAGGCCCAGCACCTCGGCTGCAACGTTGACGCTATGGTAGCACAGCCCGCCGGGGAAGGCTCCGTGGCGTTTCGTGGACGCGGGCGACGTGAAAAAGCCCGCTTCTTCCAGATAGTGCAGCACGGCCTTGTCGCCCTTGCGGCCTTTGACGTATTCATTCCACAGCGCCATAAAGGCTTCCCGGTTCTTTTCCATTGCGGCAGCTTCCTGTTCCGCAAAGCTGGTGCTTGTTCCCGTGTTCATGCTGCTACGCTCCCTTCTTGGCGGCAGCTTCACGTTTCAGCCGCCTGGTTTCGTTCTGTAAACGCTGGATTTTCGATGCCATGCGCTCATATTGCTGGCCGTGCTTGCAGGCTCCGCATTTTCCACAGTTCGGGCAGTCATACAAGGGGCAGTGTCGGCTTATTTTCATAAAAAACAACTCCCTTCCCGCTTAAAGGCTGTGCTGGCGTTCGTGCTTTTCGGCGCGGGTCACAATCACCGTGCCCTCTTTAACTTTGAATTTTGCCGTCACGTTTTCGGCTAGCTTAATGGCCGTGCCGCCTTTTATGTAGTCATTGCGGACCATGTCGGCAATGGCTCCCAGCAGGCGCAGGGTGTCCGGCTCAAATTCAGCGAACAGCCCCGCAATGATTTCCCGTTCTTCCCGCTGGCGGCGGCAGGCTTTGCCGGCTTCGCATTCGCACTTGTCGGTTGCGTACTGGTCCGCTTCTTCCTGCGTCGGTGCCGCGAAGGGTAAAACGCGAAGCTGGCCGCAGAAGCAGCAGCTTCCTGTTTTGTAGGTCGGCGGCTCCCAGTAGGGGGCAGGTGCCGCCAGCTGGCGGCAGTACCGCATAATTGTGGCCGCCGGGTGGAATTCTGCCCATTCCTTTTCATCGGCCTTGCGCTTGGCGTACAGGTCGAAGGCGCGGGCGTACAGGTCCGGGGCGTAGAGTTCCGGGTGGTATGCACTGCAAGCGGATCCTGTACAGCGGGCCGTATAAGCGGTATGCCCGCAGCGGCCCGCCTTCATCTTCCCGGCCATGCAGGGGCTGTCCATGCGCAGGGCCGGGCGCTGCTGCTGCCATGCTTTTGCGCCTGCGCAGTCACACGCGCCGAGCGCCCATTCCATTGCTTCCTTTTCGCTGGTGAATCCGTTGTCCGGGCTTTTCACTTCCTTGCCGCAGCAGGGGCAGGGGACGAAGAAGCCGTCGGCAAAGTGTACCGCGTAGTCGGCGGCGGTTTCCGCCTGGGTGCGTTCGTTCTTGTTCATAGTCGGCCTTCTCTCTTGTATTTATCTGCCACAAAGCTCAGGGCCTTGTTTGACAGTAGCGAAAGTTCAAATTCTGCCCGGTCAATGTCGCCGGGCAGAAACAAGCGCCCGCGCGATTGCAACCAACTGTTGTAAAAGGGGCGCATTGCCGGGTGGTTGATGTTGATAAAATACCAAGGTATATCGGTGCTGCGCTTGTCGGCGGCGGCGCGGCTTCGATCTTCCAGCACCAGAGGGGCAAGCCGCTTTATAAGGTCGGTGCGTTCATCTGCCATAGCCGTGCCGCCTTCCGTGCATTTTCCTGCGCAGGAAAGCGGCGGCGCAGCGGGTGCAGCGCTTGGCGTCCGCGCTGGCGGGGTAATTGCAGTTAAATGCAAGGCCCAACTGCTGCGCCAGGTAGTCGGGGCAGGCCCACAAGCCAAACGAAGCCGCCGCTGCTGTCTGTTCGTCAAGGTTGCGAATGCCCCGCAGCGCGTTGTCCGCGCAGCCCACAACGGCCACCCGCGTTTCCAGGTCAAGGCTTTGCAAATATTCAAGTACGGTCATTTGCCGGCCTTCTTCCTGTTTTCGCGCAGCTGCTTGTTGTGCCTGGCCTTCATTTCCTTAACGTCCTGCGCCGTCACGCCCGTGGGCCATTCTTCCGGCGGCATATTCCAAATATACCGGCGTTTAATGGGCGGCTGGCGGTCAAGCGGTATCGGCTCAATGAAGGCTTCCCGGCTCAATCCGGCTTGCAGTGCTTCCTTTTCGGTGGTTCTCATTGTTCCGTCCCTTCCATGTATGCAGCCGTTACCGCGTCAAGCTGGCGCTGTAAGTCTTCGGCTTCGGTCTGGTATTCTTCGGCGCGCTGGTTGGCTCCGTCAAGCTGGCATTGCAGGCGGTCAGCTTCGGCGCGGTAGTCCTGTGCGCGCTGTTCGGCGGCCTGGGCCGTCTGCCGGGCGCTGGTCTTTAATAGGTCGTAGGTTTTACGGGTTTGCAGGCCGTCCCATGCGTACCACGCCAGCGCGGCAAACATGACGGCCAGACAGGCCGCGCAGGTGCGGCGCAGGATCCTGTTTTCTCTTGCAAGCCGCCGGGCGGTCCGGCTCGGCTCGGCCACGGGTTCCGCCGGGGCGGGCAGTTCAAAGTGCAGGCAGATTGTTTCCATTTTTCGTTCCCCCTTAGTATAAAAACCAGACCCCTGCTGTAAGGCCGACAATTAGTGCAACTGCGCTGCATATTGCCCGCAGAATCCACAGCAGACCATAAAAGAAAAGTACGTCAATGGCTGCTATTGCCAGAATAGTAAGAAGTGTTCTGTAAGGTCGTTTCATGCCGTGAATTTCTCCCTTCGTTTTTCTGCCGGCTTATGCCGCAGCTTTCTTGCGTTCGCGTTCTATCAGCGCCGCAATGTGCTGCCCTGTTTCCGTTTTCAGCCAGGCCGCAGTTTCTTCCGGCGTGGCCCACAGCTGGCCGCGACAGATTGCCGCGACAAGCGGGTCGGCCTGTTCTTTGTTCAGCGTTCGCATGTTTTCAACCTCACGCGCTTTCAGTGTTGAAAAGGTCGGCAATTCCGCACCCTAACACTTCGGCCAGCTTCGGCAATTTCAGAGTGTCGGGCACCGCTTTGCCGCTTTCCCACTGTGAAACCGTGCTTTGTGTGACTCCCACAGCTTCGGCAAGTTCTGCTTGCGTCAATGCTGCTTTTTTTCGCAATTCCTTAATATCGCGCATTGCTTTTTGTCCTTTCCGTTGTATTAGCTGTGCAAATATTAGCTTACTTGATATTTTACTCAAAATATTAGCTTTGTCAATACTTAAATATCAATCTTACTAATATTTTTTGTATTGCACGTTTCTTCGTTCAGCGCTATACTATAAAATATAAGCGCTACTAATAGGTAAAGGCGGCGGAAATATGAACAGGATAAAGGAAGCACGGAAAAATGCAGGCATAAAGCAAACCGACTTGTGCGCCCGGCTTGGCATTTCACAGGGGGCGCTTTCCGGCTATGAAAACGGGAAGTTTGAGCCGGATTGTTCTGTTTGGCTTCGTTTGTCTCAAATTTTTAACGTTTCTGTTGACTACCTCATGGGCGGTAACTACGCACCGCCCGCCGCTTCTTCGCTCCCGCTGGAAGATGTGGCACTTTTGCGCAAGTTCCACGCCCTTGACGATATGGCCCAGGCCCGTATTTTGAACAGCTTGGATTTTGAATACCAGGCTGCCACACGTCAAGAACGTGCAGAATCGTCTATTTCCCCGGCATAAAAAAATAAGCCCGCCGGGCGGCGGGTAGTTATACGGAGGCTTTATCATGGGTTACAAAATCAGAAAAAGCAAAACTATTGCGCCCGGGGTTCGTGTTTCAACCACCGGCAAAAGCGCAAGCGTTTCCTTCGGTGGTAAGGCCGGGCGCGTTACAAGGTTACGAAAACGGCGCGCGTTCCCGGTACCGGCATTTCGTACAGTTCGGCCAGTGGCGGCCACAGTCGTGGGCGCTCTGCTGTCGAAGGCGAAACGGACGAATATTCCGCCTCTCCGTATTCTGATAGCGTGGACAACCTCGTGGCGGCGCTCACTGCCCAAAAGCAGCAGCGTATTGAAAATGCAACCGCAGAAGAAAAGGCACAAATGGAAGCAATGCAAGATTACATGAAGAAGCACGATCCGAAGGCCTGCAAATTACTGTTTTTCTTGTTTGTCATTTTTACTGTTATTATATTTTTTGTTGCGCCGCCCGCCGCGCTTGTCTGCTGTGTTGGTGTGATTTACGCCGCCGTTTTGTGGGTACGCTCTTCTAAACGGTGCAAGGCTATCCGTTCCGCCTTGGCCAGCTTCTACAACGGCAAGGACTTGCCCGAAAAGTGGTGATTGTATGCGGGCTTTTATTTACTGCCGGTTTTCCAGCCATAAGCAGCAAGAGCTTAGCATAGAGGGGCAGCTGGATATT